TTTGGTTTGTTGTAACCTGCAAAACGTTCTCCACGATAAACGATTGCCATAAGTTACTTCTTTACTTTTTTACGCTTTGAAGAATAGCGTTTTTTCTTACCAGTTTTATACATTGGCATATTAATCTCCGTATCTTTTACTTATAGAACTATACTTTTTCTTTAAAGGTCTCAACGCTGATAAGTAAGCGTCAGCTCTCATGCTTAACTCATTACTTAAACGTGCGTATCTTTTAGCTTGTCTTAAAGAACTTTCACGTGCTGTACCTGAAGCTAATAATTGTTTACTAGCTTTACGCATTTCGTCAGCAACACGTAATTCTTGGATAATCTTTTTCTTAGCTTTATCCTCGTTTTGCATTTTAGGTTTTTTTTGAGCCATTATTTACTAACTTGGTTGACGCTACCTTTAGTAATTTGCTTCTTAGCATATGTTTTTACAACAGCTAATGCGGCTCCACCACCTGCTAACGCAGCTAACTGAAGTGTTTCAGCTTCTACACCAACAAGAGGGGCTACTGTTAAAGCACCAATAAACGCTTCTACGAAGGTCCATGCGGTTCTCTCTAACATATCTTTAAGGTCTGCACTCATCTTATACTCCCATGCTTCATTCCAAGGTGTCCACCCAACGTCCTTCTTGAACGTGCCATCTTGGTTTCTTTTTCTTTTAAATCTAACAAACATTATCTATTATATTTATAAATTTTGTTTGCTTGAGTTCCGTAAATTTTACTTGCTTTTTTAACTTTAGGTTGCTTGCTTGCCCATTTAGTTATATCTACAACATCTTTGACGAGCATTGCTGTACCAACTCCAGGTATTAAACGTGATGCACCTTTAACTGCAACCTTTGCACCTCTAGTAATTAATGCTTTCTTTGCAGTTGCTGACATAGGTTTGCTTGCTTGTTTAATAAACTTCTGATTTAAAGGTGATGAAGTTCCTCTTTTATATTTAGGTTTAGGTTTACCTGTGTATTCATAATATTCTTTAATATATTTTTTACCTTTATATGTTTCTCTGTAAAAAGCACCTGTTGGTTTAAAATTTTTTAATATTTTTTGTTCTTTTACAGGCATTTGACTTGGAGCTACATAACCTTTTGGTGGAGCATATGGTTTTCTTACTGTATAATTTGGGTCTCCAACTTTGAAACCTTTTGCAACTGTAGTAGGCATTGGTTTACTTGCACCTGGAAGTTTACTAAATTTAGGTCCTTTATATTTAGACCTTGCTAACTCTGCAGGTGACGCTTTATATACTTTTAAATTTGTACGTTTAGCTAATTGCTGTTTATATATTTTCTTTGGCTTACCAGGTCTATTAACTTTAAAATCACTTTCACGAATGTTTTTATAAATGTATTCATTCATAGCCGCAACTTTAGGTTTGCTAGATACCTTGTATGTTTTCTTTTTCTTAGCCATTATATAATATTTCTGCCATCTATTTTAGCATCTAACTTTAAAACATTTCCATTAATCTCTTGTAATTTCTCTTTTACGTCATCTAACTGTACAGGTGTATTGTCAGATTGTTGTACACTATCTGTCAAGTTAATTTTAGAATACTCAATAGTTACAGGGTTTCCTATAAGTAATTGTTTTGCAATCTTGTTATATAGCTTGACATATGCTTTACCACTGCTGCCTATAAAACCATCTTCGCTTACATCAAGGTCTTGTTGTGTTTCACCAACTATAAGACAACCTGATGTATGTTCGTCTGTGTTACCTGCATGTATAAGGATATAAGTAAATCCAGGTACATCTTGTAAATGAAGCATACCATAGTGACTATTGCCATAACGCTTCTTATATTTTTCATGAAATCCACCAACTGTTCTAAACTTAACGTCATACGTACCCTCAGGTATACAAGTTTCATGCATAACCTTAACTTCTTGATATTGGTCTTCAAGCGTATAACACTCAAATAAACCATCAATAAATAGTAAACCATTTGTTGCGTCTCTACCGAACTGTGTTCGTACCACCTGTAGTTTCACTACTTATCTCCGCAACAACCGCTTCCGCAGCAATCCATATTATCTCCTAGTCTCTAAAACTGATTGTTAATAACCAAACAGCTAATGTAATTATAGTAGCAAGTCCTGTAATTTGTTGTGCAGAACCAGTAAGTGTAAGCGTAGCAATAACTAAACCAACCAAAGTCCAACTAAGGTTAAGTGTTTCTTTTATTGCTTTGACAAACCAGTTCCATAGCTTGTTAATCATAGACTTCTCCTAAATACAAAAGCCGCCATACTAGCTATTCTAGTCAGAATAACTGGCACTACAACTTCTTGTGCTTTTTCTCTTTGGTCATTAGTCATGTCATCTCCTATGTTACTTAGTGTTATACCTTCAAAATCTAAATCTACAAATGTTTCTATTGGATTTTCTAAGAATGCTTCGTATTGTATTTCTGTTACAACATCAGCAAGTGTGTAGTTTTCTACATCTGCATTTTCTACAGCACGTTCTACATATTCTTCTACAGCTTCAGCTACAACTTCATCTTCTTTAACTGCTTCAGCAATAATCTCAACATCATCTTCTTCTACTTGTAATACTTCTGCAACAACTGCAACTTGTTCTTCAGATAAATCTTGTACATTTTCTATTGCTTCTTCAACAACAGCTTGTACAACTTCTTGTACTTCTTCAGTAGCTTGGTCTAAATTTTGTACGCCAATATCGTTAACTTGTTCTATAACTTCTATAACTTCTTCAGTAGTAACTTCTTCTATAACAATGTCTTCAATAATTTCTTCAACTTCAGCAACTTTAACAGCTACTTCTTCTTCAGTAAGTTCTACAATTTTTTCTTTAACATCTTCCTGTATTGGCTCAACCAAAACTTCCTCTGTAATTTCTTGAATTTCTTCATCTAGTTCCTCCTCAACTATAATTACGACAACATCTTCTTCTATAACTTCTTCTTCTATAACAATTATTACTTCGTCTGGTATTTCAATAATAATTTCTTCAAAGTCAAATTCTTCTTCAAACTCTTTAACATCAACTTCAATTTCCTCTTCAACAATATCTTCTTCCTTAATAGGTTCAAGTTCTTCCACTTCATCTTCAAACTCCAGTTTAAGTACCATATCATCATCTTCGTAAAACTCTTCTTCGGTATCGTATTGTTCTTCATCTTCTTTAATAATATCACAATCACCACGCTCTATTTGTGCATTAGTCATATAACAACCAAACTTATCTTCATTAGCTTTACGTTCATTGTCACGCTCTACTGTGCCATCTTCTAACTCGTGTTCTTGATACTCGCCAACAGAACCATCTTCCATTACAACCTCAAATTTCTCAGGTTCAGGTGGTGGAGGAGGTGGCTCAGGTGGTGGTGGAGGCAAAGTTGTAGTAGTTGTTGTAGTGGTAGTAGTTGTAGTAGGCATAATGTATTTAAAAGATATGTCATCTAACAATGACCAATCATTAATTGTTATAGTAAAACTTTCTATAAAGGTATCTAAAGTATCGTAAATATTATAAACCACTGTTTCCCACATAGTGCCTAAGTTAGAGTTACTTTGAGCATCTAGTGTATTCTCTTGTGTAGTTTCATCTGTATGTGTATAGGTAACTGTACCTTCATTGTTTAATGCACCTATAGTAAATCCTACTTGGTATATTTCTATGTCTAGTTCTTCTTCTTCTACTGTTGTAGTTTCAGGTAATATAAATGTGTAATCTTCACTATCGTTACCATGTTGAAAATAATGTAAGTTCATACAAAAATCTGTACAACCAAACTGTCCATCATAATTATCATCAATAACTATATTGTTCTCTATTTCATTACCATCAAGGTCTAATTCATCTTCAGGTAACTCTATATCTGTAGCTTGTTCATAAGTAGGTACAGTTGTCGTAGTTGTAGTAGTAGTGGTAGTTGAAGTAGTGGTAGAAATAGTTTCTTCAGGGATAGTAGTTGTAGTAGTTGTTGGAGGTGGTCCATCAAAAGTTTCTACTTCTTCTGTTTCTCCTGGGATAGTAGTACTAGTAGTGCTAGTAGTAGTAGTGGTAGAAGTATCTGTAGTATCTGTACTATTTTCATTAGCATATAAAGGTAATGGTAGCAGTAAAAATACTGCGAATAGAACTCGCAGCATTACATTACAATAGCTGCAACAACTCCACCTAGTGCTACGAGTAGCGTTAATACTTTGTAAAACTCTGCTTTATCTAGTTTGGCATCTAGTTTTTCTTCTAATCTGTCAAGTCTTTCAATGACCATATTAAGTAATTCCTTCTGTGTGTAGCCATTGTTGTGTGTCATTTATGGTAAGTCATCTTCCTGGATAGGTGATAACCAATCCCAATCTTCTTTATATATTAAACGATTATTAAAGTCATAATCACTTAGCTTTTTAAGATATCTAAGAGCTTCTTTTAAAAAATAACCGAGAATAAATCCTAATATAAAATCCATAAATTGGATTATATCACAAAATTTTATTCAGGTTTTGGATTGTCTGATTTAACTTTAGCTATGTGGTCTTTCCAAGTTGTAGTGCTGTTTACATTATCCCAGTACTGCATATCAAGTTGGTCAGATACAGAACCATAAGCTTCTTGCCTAGCTTGTATATAACCAAACTGTTGTGCGTCCCACTTGCTATTACCTAAATCAGTTTTAGCTTGTGCATACTCAGCATCAGTAAACTCTCTACGCTCATTGTTGACCTGTGCATATAAAGGTTTTGCTGCCTCTATTTCTGCATCAGCTTGCGTTTGTAGTTCTTCTTTTGTTGCCATAATATCTCCTATATTAACATACTTATTATACTATTACTT